ACCGGCGATCATCTCCTCCTCGCACTCGTATTCCTCAAAGTTTTCCTTCAGGAGTTGGAGGTCGATGAGGGACGACCGGGCGCTGTCCAGGGTCGTGACGAACACACCGGTGGGACGGAAGAAAATGTTCACATCGTTGAGAATATCCTTGAGGACTTCGAACACGCACTTTATGGCGGAGGCCTGAACGGTGACCAATTTCATGGTATTTACGAAACAAGTGCGTTAATTCTTTATGTCTTCGTAGGTGACCTGTCCAACCTCTTTGGAAATTTTCGCTTGGAGTTCGGGTGTCATCGGAGGCGCCAACTGCTGACCGTAGCTGTCCAGGGAGAACATGTCCCTGTCGGTGCTGTCGTCCGTGAGGGAGGAGAACGAACACCCCCACCCCCCGACTTTACAGTCTTCCAGTTCGTTGGCCGGCAACAGGCTCTGGAGCCAGTTCCGGATTTCCCCCCCGACGAGGAACTTTCCATTCTTCGTCAACATCGTGGGCACGCGGTTGACTTTGTTTCTGTATTGCGCCGGAACTCCCTGCGTGTTCACGTTGTGATACTGCACGAGCTCCTTGAGTTGTGGGTGCTTGTGCACGAACTCGACGATTTCCTTGCAGTGGGAACACTTGGGGCTGTAGATCAAAAGTGCCATCTACTATAGTTTCCTGAATTTCTCTGAAAAAATAAACGCATACTAGTAGTAGATAACATGAATAAGGTTGCCCTACTTTTGATGGCGCTCGTGGTCTTCGGTATTATGATGGCCAGTAAGGAAAAGTACATCCCAGCCGAGGTGTTCGGGTTCGCCGGTCACACCAAGCCCCGCACAGGAAGCGTCGTCCTCAACGATGCCCCGGTCGGGAAGGATTCCTACCAAGAGGTCGAGGCCAGCGTGGACAACGACATCATGAATGAATTGGTGACGACGACCAACGACGAGGTCGCCAAGCGAACCGGCATGTGCACGCACGTTATCGAGACCACCCAACTGAAAAAGTTTCAGGACAAGTCCGGGAACACCCTGTACGAGGTGATGTTCATGATGATGAAGCACGGTGGATTCTCTTACGGGTTCAGTGTGGTGTCGTCGATGTTCTGGAAAAATGGAAAGGCCGTCGTGGCCTCCCTCCGCACCCAGCCCCTGGAGGTGGAGTCTCCGTCGGACGTCAAGGCGTTCACCGGTGAGACCTACGGGAAGGAGTTCCTCGATTTCAATCTCGTCAACGAATCTTGGAACGTCGCCGAAAATGAGTTACTTCAGGCTAAAAACAAAGTTGCGTAAACATTAGGATGCTCGATATTCACGAGATAGAACGATTGGCTCAGCAGAAGAGATCCATTCGTAAGGAGTGTTATAAAAAAATTTATGAAATGTGTGAGAGAAAAATTAAACAGTGTGTGAGCTTGGGACAGAGGCAACTCTTCTTCACAGTTCCCGGATACGTCGTGGGCTACCCGGCCGTGGACAGGGACGCCGCGGCTCGGTGGGTGTCCAGGCAATTCCAACTCGGGGGGTTCGAGACACAGGTGATGGGCTCGGAGGTGTACGTCTCGTGGGCGCGCGCGTACACCCCACGGAAGAGGGAGGAGGAGGAACCGGAGGAGGACGAGGTGGAATTCCCAAGCTTCGTCAACCTCAAGAAGACGGCCGATAAGTACAGGCACTTGGTGAGTAAAAAATGATTTCAAAATCTGTTTTGTAATACTATACGAGATGTCTGATTCTTTGGGTATTTTGGTCGAGGCCAAGAAAGAGTACACGCACCAGTTGTGCATGTTGATGTGCCCGGTGATGATCGGCGTTTTCCAGGACATGTACGAGGAGGCGGTTCGCATGTCGAAGAACAAGAAACCCCTCCTGCAATTCCAAGCCCTCCTCCGGGACGTTCCGAATTGGTCGAACGCCATGTCGAAGAAGCACGAGGATAACATCGTCAACCGGTGCACGTGGTTCAGTGATTTGTTGGCGGCGGTTTTCGTGAGTCACGTGAAAATTTTGTCCTCCGTCCGGTTACGTTCGGATTCCAAGAAGATCAGTCTGAAGCTTCCCAACAACGGGGTGTTCATTCAGACGTGCTACAACAACTGCGCCAAGACTCTTTACAACGACCCGTACGTGTACCACGAGGAAATGAGCGAGCACGTGAGGGACGAACAACTCACCAAGAGATTTTGCGATTGCATCGAGACCACTGTGAAGGAGTTGATTCCCGTGCAACAAATTCTGAGCACGTACATGGGTTCGATGGACAAGAACATCGACGTGGGTGAGGAGGAGACGTCCCTCCAGGACGCCCTCGACCCGGAAATCACCGAGGACGACGAGTTGCCCCAACAGGACGCGCCGAACGAGTCGATGGACGCCCCGGGGGAGAACGTCGACGCTCAGCCCGAGCCCGAGGGAACGACCCCGACTGACATGATGGAAGCCGAAGCCGAGGGCGAGGGTGAGGCGCCTCCACCGGTCGCGCAACCGGTCGATCCCGCCGTGCAGACGCCGGAGTTGAACGAATTCAAGACGATCGATAACGTGCACCTCCCCAAGCAACCGTCGGAGACCCCCACCGCCCCAGCGGAGAACCCGGGGGCGTATTTCAACGACGCCCCGGAGGGTCGTGTAAAAAAACCTTTCTATTAGAGTAAAGAGATGGAGGAACTCTCGGAATACCTGCGCGATCCCTTCTCGGCGGCGATGTTCGCGGCGGCCGTGACGGCCGTGTACATTCACATCAAGGCGAAGTTGAACAACGAGGGACAGTTGCAATTGCACGCGTACACGAAACCGGCGGTCTTGAACGCCATCCTCGTGTATTTCATCGTGTCCAACGGCCTCGCCCTCAAGGAACCGATTAGCACGGAACCGTTTTAATAAAACTTAAAGACACCAGCACAGGTAATGATATACCACACACCATGACCACTAGTGTTGGAGCTTTCAACGACATGATGGGACAGTTCCTCGTCGAACTGTCCAAGGCGATTCCCGGCGAAGCCGGGATCAAGAAGTTTTTGACGTCCTTCGAGATGTTGCGGTCGACGAACCCTCGCGCGGTGGTCGACGCCTTCATGAAGGGGGTGTCACCGTACTCCGATCAGATCTCGAACCGGGACGAGACCTTGATCGAGAAGATGGCGACGATGGACTACCTCAAAGACTTACAGATTCAATCGCACTGGTCGAGCCTGAGCGCCAACACTAAGAACGCCATCTGGCAGTACCTGCAGACCCTGTTCATGTTGGGGACGACCATCACGGCGATCCCACAGGAAACCCTCGGGGCGATCGAAGCCTTGGCGAAGGAATGCGCCGATAAGATGCAGACAGACGGGGGTGGCGTTAACCAGGACGCCCTGATGAAGATGATTGGCAACCTCGGCGCCGGCCTCGGTCAATAAGAAAAACCTTTGTTAATTGTAATAAGTGAGATGTCACAATCTTGGTTTGACGACCCGAAACAACTCATCCGGGCGGACAAGGTGCACAACTTTTGGCCGTCCAGTTCCCAGACCCCAGCCGAACGCGTTAACAGCGCCTCTCGCTTCGTCGTCTACGCGACGTCCCTCCTCTACGTCATTCGACGAGACCTCAGAGTTTTCGTCTTGGGCGCGACCGTCTTGGCGGTGTTGTATTTCATGTACAGGAACGACATGGTGCAAAACCCGGTGGGTCGCCAGACGTTTCCGGATAACGAACAGCTCGGCGTGCAGTTGCCGACGGCGGACAACCCTATGGCGAACGTCCTTCTCACCGATTACACGGACAATCCCAACCGACCTCCGGCCGCGTGGTATCCGTCGGTGAGGCCGTACGTCCACGCCAACATGGAACAGACGTTTAAATTCGACGCCGGTCGCTCGCGCACGCCCCTGCCGGAGCATCAACAGAGGTTCGCGGCGCGTCAGTGGGCGTCCATGCCGGTGACGACGATTCCAGGCGATCAAACCTCCTTCGCCGAGGCGTGTTACGGCGAGAAGTTCCGTCCGATGTGCAAGGACGGCGCCACGGGTGTGTGCAATCCAAACGCCCGGGGCGTGCAATTGGAGGCGTTCGCGGGGATAGGCGGTGACGGCGACAAGAGGAGTGGGATGCATGGGGGCACGACCTTTTCGTAAATTAAATAATATCTCAAGGTATAACAGTAATGGCCTATCAGCTTCAACCTGGTGTGAAAATTATCGAAGACAAAGCGGTGCCTCCGGAGAGGGCGACGGATAACTTTTTTGCGTATCCCCAGCCCAGTAGCCTCAACTACGCCGGGAGACCGCAAACCATGCTGTGGGGGACGTCGCCGTTCAAGGCGGGACGCGGTGCCCCAGCCCACCTGATCGAATTGGACGACCAGATGCGTCCGCAATCGACGAGTCGTTTTAACACCAAGTTTGCCGAACCCCACCGCGACAACCTCCACCCGCTCATGGACGTGCAGTGCATGTTGCCCCTGCGAACGCAACAAAACGATCCGGCGAGTTCTCGCGCCGACCTCCAGAACGACTTATTCGCGCAACGCTATCACGTGCAAAAATAATGTTTGGAACTAGTAAAGAATATGGCTGATCCAATTTCTTTGATGGCCATTGCCGGTCTCGTCTACGCGGGCAGGAAGATGTCTGATCCACCCGCGACCGCGGAGGAACCGCCGTACAAGGCTCCCGAGACCCCGATGTTTCGGGAGGAGGAACCGGACACCCGTCCGAGTTTCGTGGACGAACCGGAGTGGGTCGCCAAGAGGGAACACCCCTCTTTCGGAGAGGTCGCCCCCCAGCAGCGCAGTAGTGGCACCGAGATTCTCTCCATGCGCAACCGCATGTACGACAACGGTCGCATGAACAATCTCTCCCCGGTGGAGAAGCAGTTGG